GGACACAAAGAATCGTCAGAACTCTACTGATGATCTTGATCCAGAACTTAAAAGAAGTTTTGAACGTCGTACAAAGCATTTGTTTGCAGACATTATGGATCTGTATGATGATATGCTTTCTGCGGGAGTGGCAAAGGAATCAGCACGTTTCGTTCTTCCATTGGCAACACCAACAAGAATTTATATGACTGGCTCATGCCGTTCATGGATTCATTATATTAATCTTCGTTCTGAAAACGGAACTCAAAAAGAACATATGCAAATTGCTGAAGCAGCAAAGAAAGTGTTCATTTGCCAGTTTCCAAGTGTCTCTGAAGCACTTGGTTGGTGTACTGGAGATTGTGAATGCGAAGATGTACAACCTTGTATTAGGATCGATTAAAATGAATAATCAACAAGTTATTGAAATTGCAAAAGATTGTGGATTAGTCTATAATAACAATCACGACATTCTTGAATTCTATCAAAAGATTCGAAAGGAATTGAAAAAGGAATTTCAAAGTGAAGCAGTTACTACTAAATAAGAGGAGGTGCATCTTGCCAACATATCCCGTTAAGAACACTAAGACTGGTGAAACAAAAGAAATCTACATGACTATGGCCGAGTATGATCAGTGGAGGAAAGAAAATCCTGACTGGGATAAAGATTGGTCTGCTGGTGTAGGTGGAGTTACATATGGATTACCTAAACAGTCTGATGGTTTTAAAGAAGTAATGAACAAAGTGCAATCTGCACACCCAAGAGCAAACCTTTCTCGTTTCACCTAGTATGCCAGTAAAAAAGAGGAATAACAATGCAGTCGTACCTGCAGGAATGAGTGCAAAGCAGATGAGAAGAAAGAAGCCCATTAACAATGAGCATCTTCTCAATATTGAACCACTAACAGAATCACAGAAAGCTGTATTCGATCGTTGGGCAGATGATAAACATTTAGTTCTTCATGGATGTGCTGGAACAGGAAAAACGTTTATCAGTTTATACTTAGCACTTAGGGAAGTTTTAAACCCAAACACTCCTTACGATAAGATTTACATTGTACGTTCTCTTGTCCCCACCAGAGAAATTGGATTTCTCCCTGGTGATCATGAAGATAAGTCAGCACTTTACCAAATCCCATATAAGAATATGGTAAAGTTTATGTTTGAAATGCCTGACGATAATGCATTTGAAATGCTATATAATAATCTAAGAACACAAGAAACAATTTCATTTTGGAGCACTTCGTATATTCGTGGTGTTACTCTTGATAATTGCATCATTATTGTCGATGAATTTGCGAACCTAAATTTCCACGAACTTGATTCTATGATCACCCGTGTGGGTCAAGATGCTAAGATTGTTTTTTCTGGTGATGTAACTCAGTCTGACTTAGTTAAGCAAAATGAAAAGAACGGTGTTCTTGATTTTATGAAAATTCTTGAGACAATGGAAGAATTTTCCTGTATTGAATTTGGTGTTGATGACATTGTTCGTTCTGGTTTAGTCCGTAGCTACATTATTAGTAAATTGAATTTAGGTTTCTGATGTTTAATTTTGTTGATCTTCCTGTTGAACTTTCCGATATTGAGTCTATTGACAAAAATGGTGAAAGGTATTATCCTATACCCAACGGAGAGTCTTATCCATCTATCACTACCGTTACCTCATTTAAGAAAGCAGCATTTTTTAAGGAATGGAGGAGAAAGGTAGGTGAAGAAGCTGCCGATAGGAAGACAGCAAGGGCAACGGGAAGAGGAACTGCTTTTCATAGTATTGTTGAGTCTTATCTAAAAAATGAGTCTCTTGAAGAACACAAAGGTAAACCTCTTCCTTTTACTTTATTTCAAGTTGCGAAACCTATTCTGAATCGCATCAATAATATTCATGTACTAGAAGGTGCTTTATATTCAAATTATCTTCGTGTTGCTGGTAGAGTTGATTGTATTGCTGAGTTTGATGGTGAACTCGCTGTAATTGATTTCAAAACTTCTGATAAGGATAAAAAAGAAGAATGGATTGAAAACTATTTTGTACAGGCAACTGCTTATGCAGTTATGTTTTATGAACTGACTGGTATTCAACCTAAAAAAATTGTAATCATTATTGCGACCGAAGAAGGTCATTGCCAAGTGATTGAAAAAACAAATTTAGATTATTATTTTACATTATTAAAGGAGTATATTGATGCTTTTACTAGGAGAAAAATTAGTGAGTAGTAAGCCTGCCAGCGATAAATTTTTAAACTCAACAAAATTTTCTACTGATATAGAAAATATTGTTAAAGAATCTGGTGGTCTCGTAAATTATATTGAAGCAGTGGTTACTTATTGTGAGGATAATGATATTGAAATTGAAACTGTTTCAAAACTCATTTCTAAACCACTTAAAGAAAAAATTAAATATCAAGCACAGTCTTTAAATTACATGAAAAAAACCTCTAGGGGAATCTTGCCACTATGACTGGATTTGAAGTTTATCAGATGTATCTGTCTCTTAAACTTCACTTCACTAAAGATGACTACGATTACTTTAGATTCAATGGAAAAACTAGAGCAAGTCAGGCGTCATTCGATAAACGGAATGACGCCTATTTTTTTAAGAAGCTTGCATCTAAGTATGACCGTGATAGAATTGAAGAGTATTTCGTGTCTAACTTTATAAGTGACAACAAGGGATACATCAAAGATATTATTAGACCAAGTGGTGAATCCACTTACGCACAATGGAAAAAGAGGCCAGATAGTCTCCTATATAC